GCAGTGATTGTTCCTGCTGAAAAATTACCCGAAGCATCACGCTCGACGATCGTGCTTGCTGTGTTTGAATCTGTCGCGGCATCAATCGCATCGGTATAAAACTTACCGCCGATCGCATGAATTACTGGATTCGAACCGCTATCGACTGACTCGATGTAAAGTTTTGCGCCTACGCCATCATTAGATGCGTCTTGCGAGTATGCCAATTCTGCTTCGACCAGATCTGATGTACCTGGAGCAGCCGAACCAGAACTTCTTTTAATTTGAATAATAGTTGCCATGGTTTTTTTATTCCTCTTGACGTTTTAATAAGTTCCGCCATCTATAGTTGATAATGTCACTTCTGTCGCAGGATCTGCTGCTTCCCATTTTTTAGTAGTATTATTGTAGATCAACGTGTATCCATCTTGAACACCCGTTAAATCTATGTCTTGAAGGTTCTCGACTCTGGTCTGCGTCCTTCTGCTAACGACACTTGTATTTATATTATTAGAAAGTGGAACTGATACTTTAATAGACATTACTTAGTAACCTCCGGATTAATCACTACAATTCCTTCTAAAACTCTAATTGTTTCTTCGTCGCTTGCCGCCTCGATATCGTAAACATACCTTCCTGCTTTAAGAGCAGTTGTTTGCGCTGCAGTAAGAGATATTGTTATCTCGCCATCCGTTGGTCTTGATGCCGTCGCAGTGAAATTCGTGGACGTGGTCGAATAATATGATTTTCTCATCTGTGCGGAGATGGTGTACTCTGTTAGATCTTTAGCATCGTCGTTTTGATCAGATACGAGAACAGATAGCGAAAACGTAGTTCCCTGATCGATGTATATGTTGCGAACAGTCGCCATCTTCTTCCCTTATAAATTAAACTATACGCGATTATTTATAAAAACTGGAGTGCTGATGAGAAGCATTTTAACTCTAAAATATGGTGAGAAGTATAGTTCTGAGCACGTAAACAAGATAGCAGAACAAACAAAATACCAGTATAATTATTTTTGCATAACAGACAACGCACAAGGTTTAGACTCAAGAATAACCCCAATACCTATCCCCGAGGAAGCAGAGGGTCATTGGTTGAAGATCTGGATGTATAATCTTAACTATTTAGGGGATGTTCTATACTTAGATTTAGATGTTTCTATTCAAAAAGATATAGACCATTTATGGAATTATATTGACGAAACCCCAACAATAGTATATACTTTCTGGAAGAACAAAGGATTTCCTGAATTCATGGGCGACACACATTCTATGCGCTATATGAGCAACTATAACTCAAGTGCTGTGTTGTGGAGATCGGGATCTTCTGCTGCAAAATCTATCTGGGAGACATTTTATGAACACTCAGATTATTATCAAACCAAATATTGGGGTGATGATAGATTTCTTTGGCACGAGGATATAGAACTGAATACTTTTCCGAAAGGCGAATTTTATTCATTCGTGTATGGTGCTGATTACTATGGGGTCGATGACGATAATAAATCGTTCAAGTATAGACCTGATTACACTATAGCATTGCTGAATGGATTGGATCAGTTTCCTGGAGCAGATAAAAAATATGACGAATTTCGTATGCATCAAGTGGGGTGACAAATACCCCGCGAAGTATGTGAATAACCTATACAACATGGTAAAGAGAAACTATAAGAAGGAATTTACGTTCACTTGTTATACTGATGACTCGACCGACATAATTTGTGACACTGCTCCGATCCCTGATGATGGATTGCTTCATCCAAAATACTATTTTGGAAAAGAAAATTTTTGTTTCGATCGTGCCAAGTTTCTGATATTCAATTCTAAAGAATGGTTAGGATACAAAGGTAACTGGTGTTACTTAGATCTTGATGTGGTCATCCAAGAAGACATAACAGAGATTGAAACTCTCTCACAGAAACCAAGAATGATATATTGCAGATGGCAACCAGAGTCACAAAAACACGACAGACTTTTTATAGAGATTCGCGGAACATTCTACAATTCTAGTGTTACTATGTGGCCTGATGATTCGACGAAGCACATCTATGAAGATGTTTTACAAAATTCTGAGGCAGTTTTCAAAACATACTTCAAAGGTAGCGACAACTATCACTACTGGAGGCAGAGAAAGTTCTGGAATGATGTACCAGGAGGTTGGATTTATTCTTGGAATAGAGGTAAACACTTAGATGACCTAGAACCTTTTAAATTCAGACCTGATGCCAAGATATGCCTATTCAATACCGATAATGTGCCGCATCCATCTGCCAAGAAGTTCTTAGAACTTGCTGATTGTAAAGACGAGAATATAGTTAGGTTGTGGCAATGAGAGTAAACTACATTTGCTGTAAATGGGGAACCAAATACTCCACCGATTTCGTCAACCGTTTATATCGAATGGCAAAGAAGCATACCCCAGAACGTTTCGAGTTTCATTTTTATTGCTATACGGACAACAGTGAAGGTTTTGAAGATGAAATCAAAGTCATCGACTTCCCAGACATCCCAGATATCCACCCGAAATACTGGTTCGGATCAGACGATTTCAAATATGGTATGGCCCGTTGCTGGGATCGACCCAAGACCTTTATCTTCAACACCCACAACTTCGCAGAAGATAAACCAACTGGCAGATTTGTATTCTTCGATCTGGATGTAATCATTCAGAACGACCTGTCGCCGATTATCACATATGATTTTGAGAATCCGACCAAATTGCGTTCTTGGTGGCAAGATCCTCGACCTATGAAGTCTAGAAACTTCAAGTTGGCACATGGTGCATACACGAATGGTAGTTGCATGGTTTGGTCAGATGATCAAACGGAGTGTATCTGGAATGATGTTTTGGAACACCAAGAAAGGATCTGGTTCACATTTACTGATGGAACAGACAACTATCATAGTTGGAGGTGGGGTGAATTCAGCAACACACCTCTATGGAAGCACTTTCCAAGCACCTTTGCATATTCATATAATAGAGGTCGCGACTGGGATTCTGGTGACTTAGAGGTCGCTAAATATAGAAAGAACTGTATTCTATGTGTCTTCAACGTAGACTTGTTACCATTTGAAGATAACCGCAGAGGCAAAGTGAAACAAGAATCGTTGGTTGATCCAGATCTTTTACAACATTGGAATGTATGATGATTAATATCTATACTGTGAAATGGGGGACCAAATATGGTTCCAAGTATGTAAATCGTCTCTTAGAAGATTGCAAGAAATTCATCACAACCGAGTTTGAATTTCATTGCATAACAGAGGATGCTACTGGATTAGATCCTGAGGTCATAGTTATACCCATTCCGGAAGACAATTATTATGAGAAGTGGTGGAACAAGTTATATCTGTTTGATCGAAACTTAATTCGTAAACAAGGCGAGAAGTTGTTTTTCGATCTAGACATTACGATACAGAATAACATAGATTGTATCGTCGAACAAGATCCGGAAGATGGATTGACGTTTATTCGAACTCACTGGCACAACTTGAACAAAATGAAACTAGACACCAAGGATGTGCCGCACAAGTATACTGAATTAAACTCGAGTGTTCTCCGGTGGAATGATAAATTAGATATTGATAAAATAACTAAATTCACCAGAGACTACGCAGATCAGATGTTCTATTACTACAGAGGACTAGACAACATGTTTGGGCATCAACGCGAACGTCTATTAAAGATAAATTACTTCCCCGACAGTTGGTTTTACAGTTACAACCACGGGTATATGTGGCCTACTGATATTGAGAAGAAGGTGCTCAGAAAAGAACCTTTGATTTGTTTATACGATTCTATGGAAAGACCTGAAGATGTTAAAATATAATTACCTGAACAGTTACCGTCATTGGGGATTGGGTTTAGAAAAGATCAACCATGAGATGCCATGGAAGCATGAGGATTTTCGAAAGTCTCTCAATCCCAATTCTATGGACGCTGCAATATGGATGGTGGAAAGACTTCAAAGGCACGTAGACCTGAACAAAAAACAAGAAATTATAATTCTAAATTCTTGGTTGGGGTTTCCCCTCGTCCCGCTTCTTTGTGAGAATTTAAATGTCAAAAAATTAACTCTAATTGATATTGACAATGATGCTCTCGAGTTGTCGAAGGTATTCAACAAACACTATTCTGACAGCGGGATCGAATTAAACCATCTCAACTGGGATGTGCCTTTTGCTTACCACGATATTAATGCTCTTCCAGCAGATATCGTTATTTCTGTTTCGTGTGAGGCGATGTACCCATTGAAGAATCTGACTACCGCAAACAAAGATTGCATCTTTGCTTGTCAATCTTCGACAGTATTTCGTGAGATGTATGGGATAAATTGCGTCCCGACTATCGAAGCACACATTGAAAACGTAGGTGTTAAGGATGTGTTTTATTCCGGTTCTATTACGCAATCATATTGGTCTTGGGAAGGCATGGTTGACTTCGATAGATTTATGGTTATTGGTAAGAAGTAAATTAATCGGGATATAATTTACCAAAGTGTGACGCATCTTTTCCTGAGATATCTTCGATCATACTTTGCCAGATATCGAGGTGAGGTACGATATAACCAAAAGTCAATCTCTTTTCAGTATTACCGCAGCAATGGTAAATCATATTACCGCTGTCCTTTTCGGGATATGTTCCGTAATACCCAACTTTACATGACCAACCCACTGGATCGGGTAGAGTGAGAATTTCATCATTGACGTAATCATACCATCTAAAGAATCCACCACCTTCGACTGGATTATACGTTAAGAGAATATTGTATCCTGTGGCATTATGATTAGTGTGCCAACCCATGAATCCACCAGGAGGATAATACGTATGAACCGCGACGTTTCTAGCACCGAGGAATGCGATTAATTCTGAATTTAGTTCCTGTTGCTTGTGATGGTGTTGCGAAGGAAACCATGGTTCGCGATACATCTGACTCATATCTGTTGCGACAACGGTCTCTGGGAATCCGATGTGCTTATCGCCTTTTGACCTAATGTGTTCTAAGTATTTTTCATCAGTCGCAGTTTCCCACGTTAAACCGCCTGCACGCTTCGCGCGAAATTCTTCTGGACCTGCTAGAATGTCATGATCGTTCTGAGCAAAGAACCACTCAGTATATGGCATCAAGATATCTAACAGTTCATCTGAAATTGATTCGGTAAACAGCATATAATTTTATCCTAGAGTAAATTTTGAGGAATGGTATAGTGGTAGATAATTCTTTCGTGACCCATCAGTTCTTCTTCCTTATATCCAGACACAAAGTTCCACTTAGCATCTGGATCTGGGAATCTGGCATATTTAACACCAAAGTCAAAAAGATTCAATAATCTCCACATAGTAAAGGTATCCCAATATCGTGCCTCTTCAGGATAGTGCATCATATCAAAGTTTTCATCCTGCTGCTTCCAATATTCGTCATACCATGCACGCATTAATTTTAAAGTTCTTTCATTACTTCTATATAGAAATAATCCGCAATGCTCAGTCATCTCTTCAGTTTCTGAAAGCATGGTAATCTTAGCATTATAAGGTCTATTAGCAGTAAATAGAATGTCAACATCTTCAGGAATTTGATCCCAAACAGTTTGAATATCCTCGTGCTCGATTTCAGTATCAGCATCAACATACACGGTTAAGTCGTATGGGGTTTGGTCTAGTGCCCACAACTTCGCCCTTCTGTCGTTAGGAACATTTTCAGTTACGATGTTGTCAAAAATATCATAATCTTCTTCTTTGATCCAATCCGGATTGCCGCAGAATAATGTAATTTTAGCATCCGGATAATAATCTTTTAGAGAGATTGCTGAGTTTTTTGCTGCTCTGTAGAATCCTTTGTATCTAGAGACAGCATACAAAAATCCATTATTCGACATTAGCACTTTCTTCCGTCATAAGAATAGCAGCAAGAGCAGTGATCTCGATTACGCTCTTTGCTTTACGAATCTTCGACTTCATTTTTCTGTTGGATGAGTTCTTGATGACATCAATTTCAAACGCATCAAGTTTGGCAGCAAAAAGTTGCTCCTGCTTAACCTTTTCCATGTCTGCCTTGCGACGATCGTCATTGCGCTTGATCTCTTCGTCGCGCAATTCCTTACGACGATTGGTGTTAGCATCGAGTTGCTCGATGCTGAAATTTTTCAGAATTTCTTTATAGTCGCGATTATTACCATCATTCATGATTGATGCAGTAACTCTTTTATCCGTATCAGGATAATAGAATTCTGCGATAATGTGTTCGCGTTCCTTATTTGCCCAATAAGGATTTTCAATTTTACGATTTGTGATAGGTGAAGATGCCATCATAAGACTCCATAATTAATGTAGCAATACATTATATATACCGCTTTTTTCTAGTAATGTCAAGGGATTTTATGCAGTTCGGACCCAAAGTGCTACTGTAGATACTGTTTCTTTGGTTGCTTGGATAGTATCTGCAGTATATGTTCCAGTAAATTGTCTGGAATAAGTTCCACTATATTGTTCAGTATATGATCCTGACCACTGACGAGTGAATGCCTGACTGTATCCTCCAGCAAAATCGCCCGTATATTGTCCACTGTACTGCTTAGTATACAGACCAGTAAATGCACCAGTGTATTGTCCAGTGAATTGATTAGCGAACAATCCAGTATACTGCTGGGAGAACTGACCCGTATACTGATCAGCATATGTACCAGCAAATGTGCCTTGGTATGTTCCAGCGTAGTCGCCAGCATACAGAGCAGTATACTGGTTCTGATACGATCCAGCAAATGTGCCAGTATATGGTGCTGAATATATTCCTGTAAATGAACCAGTATACTGATTTTGGAAGTTACCCTGATAAGTTCCGGCGTA